CCGCCACTACCACCTGAATAATTTGTTGAACCACCATATAAATTATTAATTAAATTAATATCATTGGTATTAAGTTGCCCACTATTCAAATAATTACCTAACAAATTAGTAAATCCAGCACCCAAAGTAGATGTAGGACTTCCTGCACCACCAAATAAAGTTGCAAAAGGATTTGTAGTAGCTTTAAGTCCTGTGCCATAAGAAGCACCAGCCGCAGTCCCTGTTAAACCTAATCTTCCTGCATTTCCTCCATAATTTGCCGATAGTCCACCAAGTTGAGAACTCAATGATAAAGGTTGTTGTGCAAGTTGCTCTAAGCCACCCGCTTGAGTAAACAACCCTGCTCCAAAATTAACATTTTGTTGACCTGCTGTTTGTGCATTAGCCGCCAATGTTGCATCTTGTTGAGCAATAGCGTTGTAATAGGCTTCTAGTTCAGGGTTACTTGCACTCAATCCCATACCGCCACCAGGTCTTAATCCTGTGCCACCAATAGATAATCCAGTTCTACCTGTGTTTTGCAATTGATTTCTAATTCCCGCTAGTTGACGTTCACGGGTAGGAGCAAGCAAGTTTTGCTGACCCAACATATATTGATTTGCAACATCTTCAGGTGATTGAGCCAAATACTTTTGACCAAGACCTGTTAAGGAACTAACACCTTGTGATATTGCTGACGAAGGTGTGTAACCTGCACTTATTAACTGCCCTGTTACTGGGTCAGTTTTAACGTTAGAAGAACCAAAAGCAGTTGTAATTCCAACAGGTCTAAACTGTGAACCCGCTACACCCGTTTGAGTAGCATTAATAATGTCTTGTTGTGCTTTGAGTTGAGCCTTTTTATCTGCCTCAGATTGAATAACCTGTCCTGCCGAACTCATACCACCACTAATTAGATTACTTAGTGTTGTGTTGTCTATACCACCTGCACCACTTAAAAGACCTTTTGCTACCGATGCCCCTGCTGATAGCAAACTGGGTGAAACGCTTGATAATGAATTTTGTATTTGATTTGGTAAATTCGTAATGTCAGACCCAGTTGATGCTGATGGAATTGAACCAAGTGCAGTTGATGCTAATGGTGACGCAAAAGATGGAAGATTTTGAGCAATTGGATTGTAAGGAGATAAAGGTGTTTGTGGTGCATTTGGAAACTGCTGTGGCAACTCACCTAATGGTGAGTTTAATAAAGATGATGCTCCTGAACCAGCACCACCAGCCGCACCAGCCGCATTAGCAGTCATTGCTTGACCTAACTGTAAATCAGCTAATGTTGCCGCATCAAAAGCACCAGCCGCACCAGCCGCACTACCAGCACCACCAAATAATCCACTACCGCCAATTAATTGAGCACCAGCCGCCGCTAAAACTGGAGAAAGTGGGCCTCTCGCCAGTTCCCCAAGCTGTGACAAAAAGCTATTATTTTGACCGCTTTCATATTGATTAGAAATTCCTACTGGTTGACCTTGAGGATTTGTTGAAATATTTGTATCTCTAAAAATATTATCGTTACTTCTTTCTCTTATCCGATAGCCAGTTAAAACCTGTATTGTTTCAGCCTCCATACCTCCTGAATTATCATTATAAAATGACTTACCAGTAAACTTAGTTTCATAAACTGGGGATATACCAAAATCATTTGTATTTCTAACTGGTTGACCATTGACAACTAACACATCACCATATACATCCTCAGATGGGTCACTAGGATTGTATTGAAGACCTTTGGTAAAATATGCGTTACCACTTTTAATAGCAGAAAGTGCATCATCATAAATACTCATAATTCACCTCAATAATTTGTTTAAAAGTCATTATGCCAATTGCTCATCTGCTGGAAGTGGTGTGTTGCCAAGTGCAAGCCAAGCCTTGTATTCTTCGTAATCGGTATTGCCGTCTGCAAAAGGTATGCAAGCACCATCGCTTGTACGAACAACAGATTTTCCGTTTGAATCTAATTTATACATTTATAACTCCGCAGAAAAAGTTGCAGTTACACTTTGACCTGTGGTAACAAGACCTTGTCCGCTAGTTAAACCTGTGTAGTTGTTAAATCTCCAAGACGCTCCTGAGACTCCAGCATTTAACGTACTAACAGACGCAGAACTTGGATTTATTGAACCACCACTCCAATTAACAGTTTGTAAATTTGTAGCGGCACTTAAAGTAGTTGGTGCTACTCTCATAGCGACTGGGAAAACAGCCGCAACTTCTGCAACAGTAGTGCCATTGGCAAAGCCAGCCGCACCGCCAGTAAACGGGAAAAAATATCTCTGACACAAAGCCAACTCAGTACCATACGGGCGGTAGTCAAACGATGTGGCTGTTGAGCCTTTTTCTAGCTGTACGCCCGTGATGTAAAAGGTGGCTCCATTTGTGCCGACTACGCTGGTTGCGCCTGTGGCTGAGTAATACAAAGTTCCTGACCAAGCACCAGCAGTTCCGCTAACAGTAGCTCCAGCACCCATAGACCAACGAACTTTCATTCCTACACCGCTAGTTGTTAACCAAGTGCCAGATGTGTCTCCAGCAATCGTGATAGTCTTTTGCTCATAAGTGTTTGCTACGGAAATTGTGTAGCTAAACGGGTAATTTCTGCTGTTGTCGCTGTTTTGGATAGAACCTCCAAACGTACCAGTAAGGCTCGAACGCACCCAAAAAGATAGTGTGACTGTGGCGGCACTTGCAGTTCCCCACGCCAAGTCAGCCATGTTCAAACCTTCAATTAACTGACCATAAACATAAAAGTCTGAAGCCCCAACAGATGTTGCTGCGCTTGATGTAATCAGTGTTGAATTAACAAACCCTGCTGGGGCTGTTGATGATTGTTGAAAAGTAAACTTAGAAGTTACAGCACCAACAGCTTGAAAACGGTCTATACCATACAAGTTAGCAGTTGTTTGAGTAACACTAGCCCCCGCATTGCGCTGGTCTATAACCATTGCGCCGTTCAGAATTCTATTCTTGAAGCCGTTGTATTGCACCCCCGTGCAATTTGTCAAAACACCTGATGTTGGAGTTCCTAAAACTGGTGTTACCAATGTGGGGCTAGTGTCTAACACCATCTTTCCTGTGCCAGTAACCGCATTGGTTAGCGTTACTCCGCCATAGCTTAAAGTTGAACTTAGCGTAGCTGTACCAGAAGAAGATAGAGTAGTGAATGCACCAGCCGCAGGAGCAGTACCACCAATAGCAGGTGGTGAGGCCAAGTAAGTGCTAAAACCTGCCCCTGAGACTGTGCTAGATGCACTCAGAGTAGTAAAAGCACCCGTAGAAGGTGTTGTTGCTCCAATTGTGGTTGAGTTAATTGTTCCACCTGTCATTGCTCCACTTGACTCATCAACTTTTGAATTTACAGCAGTTTCAATATTAGTGAACTCTGTGTCAATCTCAGTACCCTTTACAATTTTTAAAGGGTCACCACTTGTTAGCGTGTCTTTTGTCGCAAAATTAGTTGCTTTTGTATAGTCTGACATATTTATCCCTTAACTAAATCGGCCTTGTTTAGATTGAATTTCAATCTTTTGAATTGATAGTGCTGTACCATTGATTGTTACCTCGTATCCAGTTTGTATCACTTTCCCTGAACCAGTTGCATTTGATGATATTGTTTGTAGAGCAACCCCATCAGTATAATACGCAATAGGATTTGCATTTGCACCATACTCAGCCACACCATACTCAGAAATACCTTGTGTTGGCAATAAAATACTTTCAGATAAATAGTTAGCCTTAAAATCAAAACCCCATCTAATTGTTACATATTGATTGCTACCACCAATCACAATTGCACTAATTTTCTTTAAAATTGATATTTTTGAAATGTCACCAAGGTCTGCATTGTTTGTGTAATATGCCATTGGGAATGTAGATGTATGGTCTAAATAAGTTCCATACTTTCCAATATAACCAGTTTTACCTATTAATAAATCACCATTTCTTCTTGATAAAAAACAAGTTGGCAAAATACTATTCCAAGTCGTTACCCTGTAAGAACCATCAGGCAAAATAACCTTTGTATCAAAACAATAAACCCTTTGTGCAACAGGTAAACTTATTAAATAAAATCCTTGTTTTTCTGAATATACGGACTTTAAATTAGTTAAATTTTCCCCTGAAATACTTTGAACAAGGTCATTCCTAATATTCTTTGATAAATCTCTTTCAGGAGCAGACTTCTCTTGAATTGTTCTGGATAAAGAACGAACACCCGAATTAGATAAAAACACAACATCAGAACTTGTTGCCTGAATAGTATCTCTTGAAATACAACCAATACCACCAATTGTGTCGCTTATTGACATTGATGCAGGGGTAGTGGCATTTTGATAAACAAGAATCTGACGTTTACCAAAGATGAATAAAAACCCGTTGTGAGCCGCTAAACCAGTAATCTCATCAGCCCCATTAGGCCAAACTCTATCTACATTCAAAGAACCAGCCGTTCCTGTACTCCATACATGACCAGCAATTAGGTCAGAAAAATACACAGTATTCTTAACTGTTGATGTACTTGCTACCCACAGCCGACCATAAGCAGATATTGCAATGTTTGCACTTGGAACAGTCGCTACATATCCTGTTTTTTCTGATACCCGTCTATATGTTGTTGTTGATATTGTTGGGTCAAATATAAGAGGGTCATACCCTGACTGAAAGAAATAAGTAATTCCATTCAAAGATGTACATTGCCAGTTGCTTTCAGTAATAGTTGGAGCAGACCCGCCTCCCCCATACGTTAATTCTACAACTGCATTAGAGCCATCAAGTTTAAAGAGTTTGTTATTACCAGCAAATAAAACAGTCAAAGTTCCATCAGACTGTACTAATTCATGGATAACATTAACATCATTTGCACCTAAATTACCACTTGATGAATTAACTCTTGACCAACCTTTTCTAGCACCAATACGACCATATTGGTCAATCACACAATTTGTAGCAACCAACGCCCAACCACTCTGCATATCAAGCGGAGAGTCTTGCGTATTCAGCCCATAAAAACCAGGTGCTGAGATGCTAGAAATTTGTATTTGTTGGGTCATATTGGTACAAATTCTTGATTTTCAGGATAACGAGTGCTCTCTAGTGCAATGTAATCTGACAACATACCTTTATACAAATTGTATGCTTCTGAAGATGGAAAACCTTGGTCTTCTCCTCTTTCAATCAATGCTCTTGCATAAGCATTTTGAGCAACTAATGTATCAGGAACTAACACAACTGTTGCACCCGAAGATAGTGTTGCTTGTGGTATTGTTAAAGCAAACTTAATTGTGTAAACACCATTGGGTATTGGATACAAACTTACTTTTGTGTCGTAAGAACCATCTACTCCATCAAAAGCATATTCTGTGGGTGATTGAGTGGCAACAGGAAGAAAGTTTAGTTTGCGGTTCATGTCCACAAAACTAATGTTTCTTAATGATAAAAGACTGGTTGTATTGATAACATCCATTACTTGAAACTTCTGTCCAGCACCCGTTAGAGCGTAGGATGAAGTAGACGAAGTTGTTGTTACTGTAATTGTTTGTCCCAACACATTCCAAGAAAAAGCATCTTCAACTTGACGTTTGGCATCATTAACAAACTTTCCAATCAAAGATGAATATGTTGTTTGAGTGGGAGTTGTAACATTAGACTCTCTAAGTCTAGTTAATACATCGTTAATTAGTTCTAAATAGGTCATTGTCTAGTCAACCCTTCTTCTTCAATGGTGACTGCTACCGCAAAGGTAGATGCCGCCTCTGATGTTGCTTTTAAAATATCGCCTTCTTCCATTACAAAGTAAGAT